CTCATCGCAGAAAATACGATTTGTGACAGATTCAGTTTCAAAGACTCTAACGTTCACATTATCAGTGCCGGGTCTTAGAGCGCCACCACCCTCAAAGATAGTAGCACTGTAGTTACAAGGTAGATTGATTTCTCTGAAACCAAAGTCGCTATCAGTAATGATAGGATAAGTATCCGTGCTTGCCTTCACAAGCTGATCGCCATTGCCTGCTTCGTATACATCAATTCTTAGTTTATCAAGTCTCGGAGAGAAACTAATTGCCTGATCTAATATGATTTTCTTGTTTATCCAATCAATAGTATAAGCATCAGGTGATAGAGTAGTTCCCAACTCAGTGGTGCCATTAATAACCTGCACTCTAAGTGTTACCGGAACATTTACTAAGTTCGCAAAGCTATATTCTACCTGTTCTCCAAAAGTTGGTGCTATTTCAATAGAGTTGACATTGAATCCAGTGTGTCCGTATTCAACAACAGGCCAGTTAGATCCTGGTCTGGTGTTTACAATCAATGCGAGATTGTCGCTTACAACGCCTGCTACTAATTCTTCCGGTGCATATCCGAATTGGAAGTTTGCACCCTTCACATCATATACTGGTACAATAGGATCAAACACTGAAGTCTCTTCCCAACTGATGCCATCAGCACTTGTTAGGATTGTGTTGTTTTCTCCTACTACAACGAACACGCCTTGATCTTCGTTATATGTAACGTTGTTCAAGTTGTTAGTAGTGTTGCTGGTGCGAGTTTCCCAAACGATACCGTCTGTTGAGGTCTTGATAGTACCTTCATCACCTACCGTAATCCAAAGACTGTTTGCATACAAAATGTCGTTTAGTGTAGCTGGAATTGGGTCACTTGCATCGTATACAAACATTCTTGTATTTTCAGGAACAGAGGCACTTGAAAGGGTAAGTACGCTACCATCAAGAGTTGAAGATAGTGTTACCTGAGTAGATGAAATTATTTCCCTGACATAGTAAGTGGTATTTGCTGCTATAGTAGAGAATGAACGATTGAATCTTACTGGAGTTCCTAGCGATCCATCATTAAACCCAGCAGTGTTAGTGACGTTGAGGTAATTGTTGATGCTATCAACAAACACACATCCTACTTCATTAAGTCCTACCCAGTCAAAACCATTTTGAGTATAGTAGATTACTTGGCGTTCGCCCACTGCAATCACAGTAGTTCCGTCACTTGACACACCATAGAGGCCTTTATCAGTGAGGGGTTGAATTTGATTCCAGTTGACGCTATTTTGGCTATAGAAAATCAAGCCAATCGGCACAAGTTGTGTTACGCCGGTTGAGTAGTCTGGTTGTTTACCTTTACCTACTGCTACCAAACCTTGGCAGTTTGCACCTGTTATAGATGATACCGCATTAAGTTCATATTCAAGTGAAGGGTTGAACTCAGTCAACTCTCTCCAAACAATTCCGTCTTCGCTTCTTAAAATGTTTCTACCTACTGATACCCATGCATCACCGATCGTGCAGTATGCAACATCATTTAGTGACAGCGAAGGGATGTTCAGTGCTGCGAGATTTTGTAACTCCAGTTCAGTTGTTCCAAATGGTACAAAATATGATACCGCAGACCATGCTACACCATTAACACTTCTGAGAAGCGGAACAGTTGGGTTAGCTGAGGTTAAGAAATAGAACCCATTCAACTGCGAAATGCTCGTAGTATTAATATTGTTATTTGTTAACTGATTGATAGTCCATGTTTCGCCGTCCTCACTCGTCAAGATAGCGTTGTATCCTGGCAAGTTAGCACTAGCCAAATAGTTATCACCGTTCCAAACAATGCCGCTGATATCGACTTCGCTAGGATAGAATGGAAGCGGGGTCAATATAGTATCAACACCATACTGTAAGTTCGGGTCAAAGTTGTTGCCCTGATAGGTTGGGTTGGGATATGTAGTACCCTCAAATAGTTGCTGTAGATCAACACCAGGCATGTTGCTTGTTGGCTGATAGTAACCAATGACTCTATCCATTGCGTTCAATCTACGGTCGCCGCTGTCTAGAAGTTCCCACTTACCAAAGATGAACTCGTCATCATTATTAGATACTACGCAAACATATACGCGGTTGTTGTACCTGACAATACTTTGATTGAAGAAGAATGGCTCCGGAAGAAACGCAACACTTCCTAGTTTAGCCATTGAATAATTCTGTGACGTTGCAGTGCTTAGAGGAATTACACTTCCTCCGGGAGTATCACTGATCTGTAGTGTTGTGGCAGTGAAGTTTCCGTTGTCTAGAATGTAATAAGTTTGACCTAAGTTCATTCCGCCAGTAACATCACCTGTGAATACTACTGCATCATTAACCGCAAATTCGGCTGTGCTGTTTACGGTAATAATATCAGTTGATGCCTGGGTTTCTGTTACAGTTGCAGTAGTGTAACCTACATAATCAAATTCAGCAGGAGTTGCTGGAATTGTTAATAGGCTGTTCTTATACACCGCAAGTGTGTTTGTTGAACGGACTTGCATGTAGTACTGATTTGCAACGCTTGGTGGAGTTCCTGAGCGAATTACTGATGTGATGCCACCATCTTCGTCTATGGTATTCACTGTCAACAATATGTCATTAGCCGGTGAAGTTCCGTCAACCGCTGTTCCTGGAATTAAGATAGTGTTGCTAATTGCAAACCCTTCACCCGGAGTAGAGATAATAGCGTTATATCCGCCTAACAGATATGAAAGGTCAAACACTGGGTCTACTGTAATAAACTGTGTAAATGAAGAAGTAGCACTGTTGTTGTCTGTCAGTGAAACCGCTGAACCTCCCTTTGACGTTGAAACCTTGATGTAGGGGTCGCCGGTGCCAACCATGAGGCCGTTTGCGAGAGTTAATACTTTGACAGGCCCATCAACTACTTCACTAACAGTAAATTGTGTAGCACTTACTATAGTTTTTACATAGTATTCTTGATCAATTACGATTCCACCTAAACCAGTGCCTTGGAACGTAATAGGCATTTTTTCGTAAAGTGAATCAGTGCCATCGAACCCTCTGAGAAGATCAACTGTGCAAGTCAATACGTTTCCGATATCTGATGAGTTAGTAACTTCAACTTGAATGTTAGGTAGTGTAAGTTCACTATTTAACGGATCAACCATTCCTGAATATTCAGTGATATAATATGTTGTACCGGTAGTTAGACCGCCCACATTTTGTAGTACCTGAATTGGCATGTTCACATAGAAGTTAAATGTTCCGCCATCGTTTTCAGAGATAGCAATCTTGTTCACTGTTCCAATTGTAGCTCTAATTTGTCTGTCAATTAGGTCTGAATAGTTAGCACCTGAAGGAGCAATATCGGTAAACTGCCCTGAAGTTTGGTACAGTGTGAATAGCTGCCCGTCAACTTGTCCTGGACTTACCGGTAGAGAAACGTTCATTGTCATTGAACCGGTTGCATTTGTTAGCTTGACTGTATCCTTTTGGTTAGTGAGAACAGCCGTACCGACTCTATTAGAAACAACTAACACAGGACCGTTGACCACTTCAGAAATAGTAATTTCAGTCGGACTAATAAATTGACTTACGTAGTAAGTTTTACCTGCAACTATTCCGCTAAGAGCTAATCCGCCGGTCAACGAAGTAATGATGATTGGGTCATTTCTAGAAATTCCATTAATGGATCCAACAACCAGAATGTTTCCAGTGGCCTTAGTTTGAGTGACAGTGGTAGTCACTGGGTTTTGTGTTTCACTGATTGTAAATGTCTGATTATCAATTACAGAGGTCACGTAATAATTAAAGTTTTCAATTATTCCGCCGAACACGTTACCAGTAAAGAATACAGGAAGATTAGTATAGAAACCAATTGTTCCCCCTGTGCCAACCGGTGATAGTGGTACCGTGATAGCATTGGTAACGCTTTGAGTTTGTGTTGCTTCAATAATACCCGGATATTCAACTGAAACTATAACAGTTTCGTTGATATTTCCTGTATAGCACTCAAGTAGTGGTGCGTTTACTGTTCCGTTATTAAGTACCCTTGTGGATCCTGATATAGTATCTGATACACAGAACTTGATTTCATCAATAATTTCAGAAACATAGTATGTTACACCTTCTGATAGGCCACCGATTACAGTACCAATGAATTTAATAGGCATTCCGATATAGAAACCTATTGTGGTTCCTGAAGCATTAGGTTCTAATTCTGACAAGTCAGGGTTATTTCCATCTTGCGGGACCAAACTAATTGAGTTGTCAATGGCTGAAGTTTCGCTGACATAACGAGTAAATGCAGACCAAACAAGTTCCTCTTCATCAGTAACATCACTAATTTGTAGTGCTACGCCCTGGGCACTTGCTAAGATAGTGTTGATATCTGGCTCAGTATTTTCTAGCGTGATGGCAGAACTTGATATCTTGTCGCTGTTATAGTAGGTACCAGCAAAGAATGCACCATAGAATGTTCCTGATTCCCAATCAATAACTTGAGAATTATAGGTAGTTCTGTCGAAACGTAGCGTGATATTATTTTCTCTGGTAGGTGCTGAGCTTGTGATAGTTGAAGCTCTGGCGCCCGGAGAAAGCGACATATCATCAGAAGCTAAACCAGGTGCAATATTAATTCTATTTTGATCTTTTACTGCATCACTATAGTTAGTATAGAGAGCTATGATTACTGAGGGCAGTGATTCAAGAACGCCAACGTAGTACCAAGAATCGTCTACAAGATTAGTTGGCTTTGCTCCACCGGTACCACTATTGAATTTAACTATCTCACCTGTTCTAAGGAAAGGAGCATTGATATTAATTGTGTTTAGGCTTGCGTTAATGTCTGTGTCGGAGAACAAGATAGTGTATGCTGAGTCAATTTTGATTTCAGGCAGAACAACATAGCCCGCGCCCGGATCAATAACTTGAACTGAACTTACTCTGCCGCCGCTCATCACTGCTTGTAGTATTGCTTCTTTTCTAGGTGCCGGATACAATGTAGTATCAACGTGTGCTATTACTTTTGGTACTTGAGTGTAGCCGGAACCTTCATCCAACACTACCACCGCAGGCAAATCAATGAAGATATCTGAGTCAGGAATATGTTCTGACACTTGTGAGTTGTTAAGACCTCTTGACAAGCCTCCCAACAGATTTAAGTTTCTGTCAACAAACGCATAAGAAATTATTTCGCCATCAATCTGTATGACGCCATTGGATGGGAATCCGCTAGCGTTATCTACAAGCATTACGTTAGACCCCAAATCCATATATGATTTTAGTGTAGTTATGAGATAGTTTTCTTGTCCAGTCAATGACAAACCATAATTCTGATACCACTGAGTGTATGGCGCAGTAGACCAGATTGGTGAATTCTCATCATACGTATATTCATTATCAGGGTCAGTGAATACAAGCTGCGGGCTTATGTACTGATCAAAATTATTATTATATGTTGCGGGAACATCAAAGTCAGTGAAGTTTCCGTCATAGACTTCCATACCATCATACTTGACTAAGAATTCCTTAAGGACTACGTGATAAGGTTTAACTTCGTTAATGTAACCTTCTAAGAATTCAACGTTGTCGCTCTTGAATACTTCAAACGGTCTTAGTTCACGAACGGTGTGGAATACATCCATCAATGATGTTTTAGAAAGCCAAGGCAAATAATTTTGTGACTCTATCGTTTCCGTTTGGATATACTCTAAGAGTAGAATTAGACTCTTATTTCTGTGAATCAACAACTCCTGAGTGTAGATTTGCTCGTTTAGGAGGCGAATGATATTTCTTGTTGCTTCACTTGGATAGTCATCGTATGGTATAGTATCATAGAAATCGTTTCCGTATCCTAAGCCAAACTTAGCATACTCCCACAATGCACTACTGAATTGGATTGTTCCGTTTTCTAGACCAACTCGTGTCCAAACTCCTTCGCCGTCATAACGATAGATTTCAAATGAGCCGGTACCGTTGTTATCCACCTTAACAAGAGTGTCTGGATTTACTACAAGCTCTGCTAAGTCAGCGTATAGCGGTACCTGCACAAAAGCTCTTGTGCTATTGTTATAACCAGGTGCCCACCAGTTGATGTATTCCCAATAATCTGCGGTATTGTAAAATTCATCTGAAACGAAAGCGAACGAAATGTCCGGCTTTATTTCAGTAATAGGATACTGTACAAGAACTGCGTTAGCATATGTCAAGTAGTTCTTTAGTGCTTCAAATCTGTTGTAGAAGAAGCTTTGTCTTGGTCTTGCTAATACGCCTGACTGTACTGCTAATGGCAAGAACGGATTAGGTACGATCTCCCCACTAATAGTAGTTCCTGACAAACTATCAAGCATTCTTGCATATAGAGAGAATGGCCGTTCACCTGGCATCAGTCCTGGTAAGAAGTCATCAGGGAAGTTCTGGCGAATTAACTTAAATTCGTTATGTGGAACATCCGTGTCTTGGTTAGTAGCAAATCCGATATGGAAAACACTATCAGCATCGTTGATATATTCTGCTGAGTTGTACAGCGCAAAAGTATTAGGCAACAGAGGTGCCATATATGCAATGCCTGAACTTTGTGGATTTGCAATGTATGAAGCAAGAACTGCGTCCGATAGGGTCTTCTCACGCTCTTTAACGATTAGACCGCTATTTCTTACCCAGAAATAATAAACTGGGGTAACGATGTTAGACGCATTCAATCTACTACCGACTGCATACTTTGTAGCGTCAATAGGAGTTCCAGGTCCCTGATATTGACCGGGAAGAACATTACTGGCTACCCAGGTGCATACTGAGATATCTGAGCCTGGGAACACTGTTCCCCAATACTCACTATTATAAACTACATCATTCTGATGATAGTTTACGAATCTGACGGTTGATGTATTGAACCAGATTTTTCCTACCTGTTGACTTCCCCATGTATTAGCAGATATGTTTAGTGGATCAACGTTGTATCTGGCAGGATCTTCCGGTGAAACATAATCAATGTTTTCTCTTATCGCACCCAATAGCTTGTCTTGCAACGGATCCATGTAATCAAGATTTATTAGGGTATTATTTGTGCTTGCACTAAACAACTGGGTGTTTTGAATCTTGTTAATATCTACGATTGGTGCGCTTTGACGGAACTCTGACCAGTTTCTCACGCCAGTTGCATTAACAAATGTTGTTACTTGTCCTACTTGCGATGGATTGATTATCTGGTTAGGAGCACCCACAATAACTGTGTTGTCGTAGAAGTCAACAGCTTCGCCGTAGTACGGATTGATGACAAAATCTAAAGTTGCGCTGTTAGAAGGCTGAGCGTATACGAATGCACCCGGATTCAACAAGCTACCGTTATTGTTTGTCAACAGGTCAAACATGTAGACTGCGCCGGCGTTAGGATAGTCTTCAAGGAATCTGGTTGCATTGTTGTCAAACACCGTGTCATTATCTAGATTCTCGTCATCGGTGAAGTCAAATGTGGTGGCTACAAAGTTAGGACCTGCAGGGGCAGCAATTACAACTGAATCAAACTGGTTAAACTTAATTGTCTTACCAAACTCAGTTGGGCCTTCTTTGTGAGGGCAGGGAATTACTTGAGTAGGTGAATACACACTGATACCCAATTCATCTAAAGTAGCAGTATCAAATGCAGTGACCATCAACTTATTATTGATTTCTGCTAAGTTTGGATCAACTACTTGAATGATAAGTTTATTGTCTGTAGTTGCAGATGCAGTAATATTAGGTACTCGTGAATTTACGATTTGATTGGCGACGGCAGCGGCAGTACCAGCAGCCAATGTGACTTGATACCCGTTGATTAAAACGCTGCGGGTTGTTGATAGGAAGCATTGATTCTCACCTACTACAATACCAAATCTTGCACCACCATTAGTAAATCTATATACTAAACCTTCTCTATTCTCAGAGTCAATTTCATATGGGCTACCGATTAATAGTTCAGATGCTTGTCGTGTAACGTCCAAATCATACCCAAATTGAATGTTGATTGCGCTATTAGAAGCAGCGTTGAACGTTTGAACATTATAAAAATCGTTACCACTGACTTCTACAATGTCTCCTGCATTTAGTGAACCAGTATATACTAATGAACTACCTACGACTGCATAGTTGTTGTCCTGAACCATACGTCCGTTGACATTTACGAGCAGCAATTCACTTTGAACGTGAGCCGTCGCATTAGAAATGCTCGAAACGGTAGATAGTTGAACTATAGCATTAGTTGATCTTGATTCCTTAATAGTAATAGCACTACCGGATATACCGGCTACATAATATGTTTTGTATGCAATAATATCTGTTCCGGCTAGACCGGTGCCCACAAAAGTAATAGCATCATTTACACTGATTCCAGATACGTTCGCCAATGTGATTCTGTCAGTGCTGTCAGAGGTAGCTGTTACCGCTTTAGTTGCAGTATCAGGTGTCCATCCTAATGCAAAGAATTGCGGCTGCGTTAACGTAGATACAGCAGTTGATTCAAAGTTTTGCACAGAACGTTGGTAGAAGTAAACTTCTCCCCAATTAGTTACGCTTACGCTATAGTCTTTGTTGGGTGCGCCGATGAACAAGCAATCACTGTCAAAATCGGTAGAGATTGCAGTACCAAAACCGTTGCTTTGTGCTGATGCAGTTCCGGTCCCAGTGCCAGGGCCAGTAGCAGTAAATACTACCCCTACATTATTTGATGCTGCGCCAACTAATGTAAAATCAGTATTTCCTAATGAAGCAATTTTATATTCTTCTCCAATAATAAATGAACCGGCCGTCACTATGTCAGGATTTTCAATTATGTTTACTAATTCGTATGTAGCATTGATTGCTGTACCAGTACCAGATCCTATTCCTGTTGCTTCAAAAGTAATACCAACACTGTTTTCAATTGCACCAATTGCAGTAAAGTCAGTAGTACCCAACTCAGTAATTACATATGTTTGTGTTGGGACAAAATAACCAGCAGAAAATTCTTGATTATTCTTTCTGTAAACATATACTTGAGTGTTCAACGTATCTGAAACATAGACCCAATTACCATCGCCGGAAATAGCTAATTCACTTCCCCAATCGGTCACTCCCATCGGTGCAGCAATCGTTTGAGTTAGCAACAACTCGTTTGCTAAAGCAGTATCATTCCATGCATATATGTATACAGTAGGATCAGTAGTAGGTTGTGAAATAACGAATGTGTTATCATTGTGTACAATCTTCTCACCAAAACTGGTGTCATTGGTAATAGTTTCAGCTAGGTCGTAATTAGAATTTTTATAATAGTATCTGTATACTACTCCATTCGCTGAGTCGGCGACCAAGTAACCAGCAGATTCAGTAAATGCAACACTATTACCAAATGTACTTGAAGTAGTTGTGGATAGTTCACCCTGTCTAGCGTAGTTGATGCCTTTTCTATATACTGCCCAGCCACCGTCAGTGTTTTCGTCTACCCAGACAGTATTCTTGCTGAACTCTGCTTCCAATAGAGGTAGAGTATTGATATCGCCTGGCTGTGCTACTCGCTGACTGTAGATAAACATACCTACGCCTGAACCAGTGATACTTTCTGACCCGATATTAGAAATACTCAAGTTGATTATTACTTGATTCAAGTTAACAACCTGTGTTACAATGTAGTAGCCGTCTACATTCGTGCTGAAGTTGACGATTGCAATTGGATCTAGATTCTTTAGGTTGTGCGGCTTACTAAACGTCACTGTCGCAGTGTTGTTTAAGTTCGCAGCTACTTCAACTACCTCGCCGATCGGACTCCAAGAAAAGATTCCCCACTTTTCTTTAAAGCTTGCTAACCATAGATAGTCTCTTACATAGAAATTCTGAATAGGAACGACTATACCGTCCTTGTTGACTCCATTAGGCAATCCGCCGTAGTAGAAGGACGACATTTTCACATCGTTAAAGTTAGCATAACCGGCTGATGGATACAGATTATTATATGGGTCAGTGGTTACTGCCAATACATTTGGATCAGTAATAGTATCACCGTAATTAAACAAACTATAGATAGGCACTTCTTGCTGAGAGCCTTCAGTGTAGACGCCATTGGTCAATGATACAATGCTTGGATTACCGGTCAAAAGATTTTGGTCAACCCTAAACTCTACAAAGTTTTGACTTAGCAAACCACCATAGTCACCTGACTTGATTGCCCAGTTTTCATAAACTTCATATTCAATGCCGCCCTGAGGCAAGTTAACGCCGTCAAATGCAGTTACCGCATTAACAGTACCCTTGTTCTTAATCATGTTCTTGTAGACATTGATTTGGGTAATATCTGTCAAGTCTGCTAATGCGAGATAATCTCTTGGACGATAGCCGATCAAAGAGAACGATAATAGATCAGCATCCTGTTCTAGGTTAGCTTCATTGCAGTTATAATATAGTGTGCTTTCAAACGAACGAGTCGCTGAGTTAGGCAACAGACCTTTCTGCACATCTTCATAGTTGATTAATTTCCAATCAAGGTCGTTAAAGACAGTTGATGGTTCTGACAATCTTAGTGCAGTGTAATATTTGTTCTTGTGGAGAACGATTGAACCCTTTGGATACTTAACATCCTTTGACCACTCTTTTACGTTGTCTTGGTTAATGATAAAGCCCCAAGCGTCTACGGTTCCGTTCCACTCGCTGGTCTTAGTTCCGCGCAACGTAATTCTGTTTTGTCTTAATCCAGTAACAAGATTATAGATTACGTCATTGAATAGTGTGGTGTTGTTGAACACAATACCATGTTCAAAGTTACTCACGTTGAATTGTGCGAAGGACATGCTATCGCCTTCGTTCAGTGTGTGAACTTTGAAGTATGTCCCGTCACGATTCACGCAAAGAGTATTAATCTGAATAGGGTACAGGTCTTGGTTAAGAATGAAGTTCTGCTGTTGGATGGTTAGCGGCTGAACAATGCTTCCTTCTTTATCAAAGACAAGATCGTTGGCAGCAGGATTTAATGTAATCAAGCTTCCGTCTTCCCAGCCCATCTGAGTCCAATACATGAACTGCTGTACCATCAATTCCCAATTGATCTCGGTACCAGCCTGTACTTCATTAAACTTCATACCCTTGTCTGTTAGGTATGCGTTGTAGCTCATTAGGAATTGTGCAACTTCTTGTATGCTGTAGAAGGTTGTGCCATAAGGGACGAGTACTTCCTTAGATGAATAATCAGTTGCTAATTTTACTGTCTTATCTAATACAGTAACAAGTTCGCTTCTACCGCTATTAACAGGTGCCTTAATTATAAAGTAAGCAAAGGACTGTGAATTGCCAAAAACAGTAAATCCACCTTGAACAGTTTTCTGAATGATTACGCTAGAGAAAACTACCTTGTCGAATGGCTGGTTATCATAAAGAAGAACCTGATAGCTTTCGTCAGGAATCAACAATGATGCGTTGGCAGTATTTGGTGAACCCTTTTCAACATAGAACTTAAGCAACGTCTTGTCACTATAGCCTGCAAGACGATATGCCAATCTAACATCTAGATTACGCAATGCTTGTTTGATTTCTTGAGTAGTATCTACTCCAAACTGCTTTTCATAGTCTACGATCCAGTTAATATAACTGGTCTTAGCAATACCATCACCGTAAATTTCAACATCACTGATAATCAAGTGGTCACGGTTGTTTACCAAATATTGATTAAACTCAGCATTGTATTTGTAGTTGTCTAGGTCAACTGCTAAGTTGTAGAACTCAGCAGGCTTTGTCATTGCAAACAACTTGATAACGTCGAACGGATATGTTGAGCTACGACGATAGCTAAGTTCAGCCGGGCCATCATCACCTACTTTCCAATCTTTCTGGAAAGTATTTGCATTATAAGTCCCCACGATGCTATTCAATGGACTTAGCAAATTGCCATTTGAATTGACAGGGATAATATCTAAAAGTCCAGGGCGAGCTACTTCAGGAACAATAACACTTGTGCCATCTGCTGAATATACTCTACCTGATTCAAGGTCTCCCCACAATACTAAGTTGTCGCTTGTGTATGGAGCGGGACCATAGCGCTCCTCCCACCAAGTAGGCTTGTTAGCGAACCCTAACATTTCCCATGGGGTCAGATTAGGAGTAGTAGTGTCATATAGATATTGATATGCGCCTCTCCAATAACCCTGTTGGATTTGCTCGCCGGTCAACTTGTTGCTTGAGTTAGTGTAGTTGTAGGTGAACTCGTTGTTTCTATTAAAGAACTGAGTCTTGTAATCAATTCTGTTCTGACCAACCCAATTCAAGAAATTAGTTGAATACATCTGCAACCATTCATCATATGAATAGTCACTGTCTCTGAAGAAGCCAGGCAATACGTCATAGAACTTGATTGGAACTTCTGTGCTTAGCTTAACGTTGTTGTAAACTCTCTTTTCAAATTCCAATAGTGTTTGGTCTCTGAAGTCTAAAAGTGTGTCAGTCTGAGGAATGTAGGTACCATATAGCTTTGTATATGATCCGTCGTGTCCCTTAATGAAATATGTAGGTGTAGAATAATTGCTGTCTAATACAACACTAGGTTCGTACAAAGCATAGAGTCCGAGCTTACTCGGAGTATAAGGAACAAATGATCCATATGTCTGATTATATTCTTTAACTATGATTTGGTCGCCGGGTACCAAATCTAAAGTAACGGTGACAGTTGGGCTATCAGCACTGATAGTGTAGTCCACATTTCTTAGGAGCTGTCTTTGTACTAGATTGTTATTGACGGTTCTGTTCAAGTATACTAATACGCTGTCATAGTTAGCTGATTCAAAATTATAAACTTTGCTCAACGGATAGCGAGTTACGTCGGTGTTGCTATTAAAGTTATATGTATTTACCGCTAGCGGCGATCTATTTGGCAGCATGTCTGACCAGTAGAATGAGCTAATCTCACTCTTACTCGCTGCAATCTGCTCAATAGCTTCGTCAAGAATTTCTGCTGGGGTGTTTCTAATAGTGAACTGGGTATTTTGTACAGTGTCAACCAATAGTTGCTTGAACTTGACATACTCATTGCTCGTAAACATCAATGCGTTTAATAGGTCATATTTTGTTTTACGTAAGAACACACCCGGTAGTACCATTGAAGCACTGTTCTGAATAATCTTAGTACCATATGGGGTTAAGTCACCGCAGTCTCTATAGTTATTTGAGCCAAAGATATCACCAGTAGTGTTTGGTGCATTGACAAAGATATCTTGATAGTGATTGCGAATGTCACCCAAATCTGCTACAGTCAAGTCTTCGTTGAATGGGTTGCTGTTCAAGTTGTCAGGAATCTGATAGAATCCGCTCTGACTGACTTGATCACTCAGAAGCAATACTTGAATTACGGTGTCTACATCAGGTGCACTGTTTAAGGTAATTCTTGTAGCAGTATCAAATATTTCAACGGTGTAATCAGTTGGTTCTAGGTACTTGTTATTGTTATATACTTTTACTCTTGGCCAACCTACACTGTCAAATTCTACTTCAGGTAACGCAGCAACATCACAAACAAACTGAGTTGTTGGGGTAGCAACATTATATCTGAAGTTGAATTCTTGATACTGTACACTGTTTTCTACTGCTGTTACCCAGCCCAATTCTCTAGCAAATTCAATTCTATTGATATAGTTATGTACGTAACCAGTATTTACTTGCTGTGTTATTGATTCAATACCGCGCACATAGTTAAAGGTATCAGAATTGATAGTAACGTCAAAGCTAATATCTCCGATATTGCCTACATCAGTGAATCTTACAGGGAAACCTAAGATAGGATCGTCAACTGTTAATGGATTAATACCATATGAGAAAAGCGTAGTTCCAGTAAAGCTTGTACTATTATAAACTGTGCTGTCTGAAAGACTTATACCATTATCGTCAAACACATCAAATAGAGGAGCCTGATTAACAGTTACTTTCTGCTGTGCTTGTAGCCATTCAATGCCATCAAAATAGAATGTTTTACCTTGCTCGGTGAAGCCTCTCGTGATGACAACCTGCTGATCTACTTCAACATTAGTGTCTTCAGCTTCAATCAACACAATCTGTGGACTACCACCTAAAGTAGTAACAACGATATCTACAACGTAAATCTTATGCTTTGTACCTTCGTCGGTATCGTTAGAGAAAATAATTCTTGATCCAGGGAAAACAGAATAGTTGCTTACTGTAGTGTCAGTACCAACGATTGATGTTGTTCCGCCAACAATGTCTTGTGGGAACGGATAATTGATAGTGAGAGTGGTCGTTGTCCCGTCATCAGTGAGATTAATAATCTGTGCATTAGTAGGTATAATATTTAATACGTCACCGACATACATCCCAATTTGGAATACCCCAGTAACATCGTCTGACGGAACAGTTACAGTTGTCTGATCATCTATTAAGCGTCCAGTACCGGTGCCAGGAACTAGGAGATCGTTTCCGTCTTTAACACATACGATTTTGTCACCCGGAAAATACGTAACGCCCAACGTTCCTGCTAACTCATTCCATGAATCTTGTATAGTGTCATCAACGTTGACAAGCTCATATGTTTTACCCAGCTCCATGGATACTACATTGACTATGACAGTTGGTGTGCTTGCAACTACAGCAGTGTTGCCAGTATAGGTTTCTACGTCAGGGAAATAATTGTTTAACCCTGCAACCTGAGACAATGCATCTGTTGCACGAGTATCAAAGAAGTCAACTGGTCTCTTACCTTGAGTACCTGCATCAAACATTTTTAAGTTAGGATAAAACTCAATGATTGGTTCGGGGTCAATTGGAACAAACAATTCAATATCATAATCAGTGTCGTCATAGCCTACAGTATCGTATGGTATGAAGTCTCCTCTAGAGAATTTCTCAGGAACAATTAATTCACTGACCGGAATCAATTCTATTGCTGTACCTACGCCCTCAACATAATATTCGCCTGAGCGATATGAATTAGGGAAGACGTTACCATCAAATTGAACCTTCAATCCATTCGTGAACTGTACGCCGTTAGGTGAGGTGTAAGTTGTTCTACCTAAGATTTCTGTTTCAATATTAATAAAGTTGTCTATGTCAGAATCATTAATTTTAATTACGCCGACTTTATTTGGATTGATTCCATCTTGATAATACAACACATCAAGCGGTGCAGTAATAATAGGTATCATACTAATAACACCTAAATTATTTCTGTAAAACGATCTACTGATGTATTGGTCACCGAATCTCGGAGAAATCTTTTCATTATTAGGAATAGTACCATCAGGTAACAGTCTAATAATAGGATTATCGGGATCACCTACATACTGAATTCTGTAGAAGTTCTCACTTACTACAGTGTTAAATCCATTCTGAAACTGGCCCTGATTGATGTTAACAATCATGTTGGCGCCTGACTGAGAAAATACAGTTACAGTATCACCTTCAAGGTCTTCGGAAATAGTGAAGTCGGTTGAGTTGATAATATCTTTTACAAAATATACTTGACCTTCAACGATGCCACCTAATAGCACTCCACTAAAGGTTACAGTTTGATTAGGAATTAGTTCATCTGTAGTGAAGCCCGATGCCATTGATAATCTATTACCACTAGCGTTAGTGCTACCGACAGTGACAGTCTTAGGTTCTGTAAAGGACGGATCATTTACGTCATAAGTTGTGCTGTCATAATACGATGAGACGAATCCTTGCTCATCTGGTACTCCGGTGTCGTAGAACAGTATTCTTAGGCCTTCTAAGCCAGTCACACCGTCAATATTATCTAGTCCGGGATAAATTACGCCTGTAGCAGGGTCATTAATCGTATACAGATTTCTACCGTTAACCTGATCAAACGGAATATTGCAAATTACGTCAACCATATTGTTGCCAGGGAAAACAAATTGATCCTGTGCATTCTTGAATGGGACGTTGAATGTTACGATGCCTACTTCAGTACCGTTGTTATCCACACCAAATACTTCTCTTGTAGGTAGATTTTCTTGTGTGGGAGAAAATCCACTAGTACCTGGCTCAGTCTGAATCCAGAACTGTGAAGTTTGATTTACTTCAAATCTATATGTGCCACCGCGAATCACTGAGATTGTAGGATTCGTTCCTGTTCCAATCGCTGATCCGACTTCGCTGATTTCATAGCTATTAGGGAAGTCAGTGACAACATAATCTTGGTTGATGAATACAGTACTGGGAGCAACTGTAACTGCTGGGGCACCAATTGGTAACCAGTAGTATTCATAATAGTTGACCAACTTATCTAGATTAGTGAAGCTGTCCCATGAGTAGATTTGACTGTTGAATAATCTATCGTTGTTATTAGTAATAGCACCCTGTTGTTTGAGCGAATCAATTATGCCCGGGTATGTAATAAAATCATTAGCAATTTCTTCTTCTGCTTTTGTAAACACCACGCTTGGTTCTAATTGATAATCTGCACGAGTTTTGGTTGGCTCTGTGACATAATAATCAAGCGCATTAATTCCCGAACCAAATTTGCTACCAACATATCCCTGTACACGAGTTGACGAAGGATTGCTTACGAGTCTATCAAGTGTAGCCGAGAGGAACTGACTGTTGGTGGGTGTTTGGAAAATTTCCGGAAGAAAATTTAGTGTTCTAATGCGTGCCATATATGTACTTATCTTATCTGTAATTCGTCGGGTGTGAGCGCGGGTATTACTAATACATCATTTGATGTAGCAGCGTTTACAAAAATTTCAAAAGGTCTACATTTTATTTCATACAAGTCTCCAAACCTCATTGAGGGGTCATTCGGTACTAATACAGCAGAGCTAATCAAGTCTCCGCATTCGGCGTGTAAGTATGCACTAAGTTCTGAGAAGTAGAAGGTATCACCAAAGTTCCAATTATTAATATTGAAATATTGATCCATTGCGGCTAGCACTGCACTTCTCACTTCACTGTCACTCGCATTTGTTGTACTGTCTTTAATTACTTTAATTGTCGCTCTCAGTGCCGGTACTGCTTTAGGACCAAACAATGGTTTGAACTCTACACTATTTAATATTACAGAATCCGACAACATTTTATAGTCTTGTAATTGAGTGTACTGCGAAGACAACTCAGTAATTGTTGGTCTATTCGGTTCAGGAATAGTATTTGTTGTGTCAACAATATATCTCTGATATTGTTCATAGTAGCTGAATGTGACAACATATAAGTCAATAATGTTAGTAGTTGCCGGATCAATTCTATTAGTGTTGTTTGAATTATGCTTGTACTGATAGCTCAGGCCCTGTCTTCCTGACTTCACACTATAATTAAACTGTTCTACTAAATCGTAGACAATAGTAGTTACAGTTTGATCCTGAACTGTTTTATAGAATTTATTTTCACTAGTTGCATACTGAGCTGGTAGGAATAATGAACTCTTTGGTGAGGTTGATTGGATCCTGTACAGTCTCAAAGAAAACATATATACCAAAATTATTGTTACCCGTTACGAAACCTGTAATCTCATTAAAGAAGTCCGGATTTAAAATCAACTGATTGTTGTTCACATCCGTTGCTGCAACTTCAACTTCAAAGTCGTTTACGTATCCATCGCTCTCAACTGTTTGTCCAACAATATTAATCTCAGTGTTCTTACCGATCGCAGTAGTAGATGAGGGTGCTGTATTAATTCCCAATACCGTAACATTATCTTGAATAATCTTTCCAGTAAACGGATCGTATACTAATTCGTCTTTAGCGAAAGTAAATCTTGTGTCTGAGACACTTCCAAAATAGTAAGACAATGATCTATATGTTACAGTGTATCTATTATTACCTAAGCTGGTAAACTTTACGAACCAATTGGGGTCAGTAATCTTTTTAATAGACCAGCGTGACTGATTGATTAGTAGCGAGTTATCAAACACTAATGTAAATTCTTGATTCAGTTCAATTCTGATTACTGCCTCTTGAATTATTTCTCTAGGAATAATGTTACCGAACACAGGAATGATAGTGCTTACAATAACATCATTAGGGACATAGCCACTAAGTCTGATAGGACCAGCTCCATTAGCGAAGCTACCTTGATTGTTGTTTGAGCCGTCGCCTACTACATTTAGAACAGTAGTCCAAATAAATGTGCTGTCGCCCGAACCTGGAATACCTGCTACAAGTCTATTGTCTTGGTCAAAATAGAAACCTGAGGGTGCAGTAAATTTAACGATAGCACCAGTGGTCATGTATTTCAAATTAGTAGTGCTGAATACACCAACGCTTGTGGGCTGCTCTAATGAACCGGTTACTGTGTAGACATAACCTGTTTCATTGTCTGCATTTACGGTACTAGTTCTCCAATACACTATTTCATTTGCAGGAGTATTCTGATCAGTTACGGTGTATCTTGGATAGTTCTGAATATAGTATTGTGTGGCTTTGTTTAGCGTCAATATATTAGTTAGCTCACCAGTAAAGAATGCAATGATATCACTGGTATTATTAATTGTTAAGCTTTCGCTACCGTCGGCATCGTCTTGATACAATGCACCGTCATTGCCATAACTTACTGTGCTAGAATATTTTCCAGTAGGGTCTAGCAAGTCAAGATTTTTACTGACGCCAACGCTTGATCTATTAATTGCTTTACTCTTGACAATTGAGTTGTACAGTGTATATGGGAAGTTGTTGTAGTCTTCGCCATTAACCATTCTGTTCTGTGTATAGTAACGAGTAGGCGCACGTTGCTTAATGCTTGCAAGTGATTCTCTTGCCTGAGCAGTCGTTACTGTCTGGGTCAACGCTAGACCAACAGTTAATGTTTCTGCTCTACCCAAACGAGAAATATAAGTGAATGTCACTGACAAGCCATTCATGTCTGAAGGATAGATAGTGTAGGTGAGTGCATTGCCAGCACGTACATATGCTCTGAAGTTTCCGACAGGGATTTCGCTGAATACGCCATCGCCAAATACATAGGTGACCTGATCGTTGAAACGTGAGCTTACGGAAAATGTCTGCTTGAATGAACTATTGCCTTGTAGTGAAGCATTAGCATAAACATTTTCTACTTGACGCCACTGGTCTCTTGTGTTATCTTGATTAATCTTGTATAGCCATGTATCAGAATTGTTAATTCCCTGAATATCAATATCAATATTTTGGTTGCTGATTTGCTGCTGCAACGAGAAGTCAAATGTCTGTAGATTGCCCTGCTTAAAGTAGAAGAAGAAGCCTGTTTCGGGGCTACCAAATCCTAACTTGTCATTACGATATAACATATTGAATCTGCCGTTAGGAGCAGGAGGAACTTCGTAGATTGATTCGCTGTCTAAGCTGGACACACTGCACAATTCAAAGTTCATGTTGATGCCACCAACCGAACTTGTAAAAGGTACGATAGGTAGATTATTAGGGGCAATCTGTATGCTATATTCGCTGGTGTTTACTCCAGCGATTTCACTAACGTTGCCAGGTCTACCGATTCTCTGTGTATCTACTAAGGTAGCGTTGATGATCGTGTTGAACTGTTCTAACCAGTTGGGGTTAGCAGGGTCATTCCATAATACAGGAACATTGCTTAGATTGAATCCGTTAAGATCATTTAGGTTCTGAGTAGTTTTAATACTCGTGACTTTTAGATAGCCCTGGCCAGCAATGTTTCTTTTTGGAGTATAGCTCACAAGATTGGCAAGCTTAACAACACTGTCTCTGCGTTCGGCGGTATCAATAAAGTTTTCACGAGCATTCAAGTCATTGCGGAAAGCAAGACCTTGACCCATAAAGGCAATAACGTCAAGCAAGGCAACAAATTCGCTTGATTCAACATAGTCGTTATCAAAGAAATTTTTGCAGCAATTGGTTGATTGAAAGGCAGTATTGCACACTGTATTTCTAATAGTATTCCGTTATCGTATGTATAGGATACCAGCTCTGCAAGTTGAAGTCTAGGGTCTTGACTGGCTACTCGTCGTATTTCATTTTCAATATCAATTCGTGTAGTTGGAGTATTTGGTTCAAAAATAAAGTCCCAGAGTCTTGTACCATATCCGGGCTGACCCACTTTGGTACCTAATCGTATATTCAACGCATTGAGAAAATCTTGTACTACTAATTGGGCATCAACGAGACTAAATTTATTTCCCCATGAGATACCTTCGCGGATTCCGCCCGGGCCGCCAGCACTACCTGAGGTAGCATTCGTTGTTTTTGGGTTACACGCATTTATCGTACTGAATCCTAAATAAGTTGCCATAAATTATCCTTTTTAATATTTAGTTTACGTAGTAGTTCCGGTACCGGCCGGGGGCGTTCCAGCAGCAGCTGGGTCTGTCGCTGGTGCAGCTTTTCTTGGACGTTTGCCTACATTTGCTAGTTCTCGTACTAAATTTTGAGTTTTAGTTGTTGCTTCCTGATACCTCTGTTCTAGTGCAGCAATACTTGGGTCGCCGGCTGGCAGAGTATTAAATGCAACAATGAATGCATCACCTGCTGCGGTTTCTTCTTCCTTTGCAGTGTCAAGTTGTGCTTGAATTCGGCGTCTTTCTTCTCTTAAAGTACGTGCCCTCTTTTCTATACTGTCAATAGCATCACCTATAATGTCTCCTAACAGATTTGGTATTGGAATTCTAGCATCACCCAATACTCCTCTAATTTGGGCAGTAATGCCGTCTCTGTTTGTCGTGTTGACTCCCAAGCTAGGCAGTCTGATAGG